TCTACGAAAAGCATAGCCCTGGTCTTTTTCTTTATCACTCCACCAACTATTATCATATTTCTTTTTAGGCATCTTTATCTACTCCTTTCTTGTTTTTTAAAAGAATTCAACCAAATCTTTCCATACATATTATCAGTCCATTTTATTAATTGTTCTATTTCTTCATTAGTCATTTCTTCTAGTAGTTCTTCTTTCTCTTTTTTAGTACCATTTCCGCCTTCTTTAGAGCATAAACTTTTATATTTATCAACCTTATTCATTATAACCTCCTTCCTCTTCCACCAGTCTTAATTTCATCAGCATTTTCCCAGTCCCAAATACTTATTTGATTATATTTTTGGGCCAGTTCAATAGCCTTATCTCTATCTTCAATATTAAAACTCACTTCAGGAGTGCCTTCAAATTTTCCAGCACATATTTTTTTATCACTACTAAATCTTAAAAATTCATCACATAATTGATAGTATGTATCAGCATCATAATCATCACCTATTTGACTAAAAGTTACTTGATAACCTTTCTCATAAGATATAGGCTTTAAAGTATCTACATCATAAGTGCCACTACCATACTTATCTTTACTTAACTCATTTATAGAAGTTTCGTGTCTTTGTTTTAATCTTTCAAAAGTAGGTTTAAATCTACTCTCTTTCATCTTATCTCTTAGTGCTACTAATCTTTCCCTTTCTTGCTTATATTTCAACAGCAATTTTCTTCTAGCCATAGAAGCATCACTATTGTCATCATCAGCATCAGTATTTTTATTCCTATTCTTAATAGCAACTCTTTTTTGTGCATCAGTTTTTTTATAAGCATCTTTACCATACTTATCTTGAGCAAAACTAGTGCTACTTCCATCTTCACTAAATTTTCTTAGTTGACCATTTACTCTTCTTATAGCAAAGCCTTGTTCTTTCTCTTTATCAGTCCACCAATCATTATTCTTTTTACTCATTTTAGCCTCCAATATAACTACATTATATCACGAAAATAAGCAAATGCAAAAGCCCCTATTTTTTAGGGCTATTCATAAATTTTATATATGCTTCTAAGGCTTCTTTAACACCGCACTCACTACATATTTCAGTTTTATTATCTTCTCTAGAAATAGCAGGATAGCCAACTATTTCTTTACCACATTTTGGACATTTCATTTCTATCTACCCCCCCTTAATTAAATTCTAACTTTACTTCAAATGGTAATCCTTCACCGAATTCGCCATAAATATAAGTCTTATCTTTTTCAAACTTTATGTCCCACCAAGCCACTTTCTCATCATATTTATCTTCTAGTTCATTTAACACTTCTAGACTTTTCATTATTATCTTTCCAGTAATCTCTTTAGATATTTCTTCTACATTAAATTTTTCTTTCATAACATCACCCCACTCTCACAATTCCACCAATACTTGGTTTAACAATTATACTACCAAATTCACTACACCATTCATCAGTTTTATTATAAACATAACTAAAAGCATAACCTTCTTTTAATTCAGTCTTATCTCTTTTCCATTCTCTAGTATCAGTTCCTACAAATAATATAGAATAGCACTCCCCAAATTCATATAAGCCATGATATAGATGATACACTTTATAGCCTTTATGCTCAGTTTCAAATTTCTTTACAATTTCTTTTTCTTCATCATTGAGTTCATATAAAGCACCATAGCCTTCACTTTCCCAAATCTCATTTTTCTTAAAAGCATCTATACAATTTTTAGATAATTTTAGGATTTCCATTCTTTCTAAACACTCATTAAATATTTTTTCTTCTTTCATTATTTTCTAACCCCCTTTGCTTCTTTTAACATCTCTTCATATTCTTTTAAAATATTAAGATTATGCTTTATCATTATTCTACCTATTTCAGCATTTTCTAATAGTCTTTTTCTTTCAATTTCAGTTAATCTAACTCTATTATAATAAGTATTATAACACCAGTTAATCCACTTTCTTCTTTCTCTATTTTCTTTCTTAATCTCTTTAATCTTTTCTTCTAAAAATCCAAATTCATTATATTTCATTTCTATCTCCCCACTCTCTTATAAACTTCTATATTCTAATACTAAATTATTATATTCTTCAATTTTAGTATTAAGTTCTTTAATAATACTTTCATTAATACTTTTAGATACATAAGCCAAAGCGTAACACTCTTCTTCAAATCCTTTAATAATAGGAAATCTATAAGTCAAGTTCTTCTTTAACTCTCTAATTTCTCTCTCTTTCTTATTAATCTTTTTTTCTAACTCTTCTTTCTTAAAACTAATCTCAATATTTCTAATCTTAGTTCTAAGTTCATTAGCCTTTTCAACAACTTCAGTATCTTCTGGACACTCTTCTAGCCATAATTCACATCTTTTTAATTGTTCTTCTAATTCTCTCATATCTATCTCCTTCTTTCTCGCCATCTCTCATTGGCAATTCCATTATATCATATTATATTATAGAAGTCAATAATTTTTTAAAACTTTTTATATTTTTTTGATAGATAAAAAGAAGCCATCATTTGATAACTTCTAAAATAACAACAGCATTATTTTCTACTAAATAATCAGCCCTATCTTTTTTACATATAAATTCCTCATCATATTTAACTAATCTCTTTAGTTCTAAATCAGTATAGCCTCCATGTCTTATACATTTAACTTTTACATCTTTTTCTAAATCTTCTTCATAATGAGATTTACCTTTTACTATTATTTCATCATATCTATCTTTTAGTTTTTCAAATTTAAATTTAGGTATCTTCTTCATCTTTTTAGCCACATCATCTACATTATCACAATTAAAGTTTACTATATAAGCATTTTTACCATCTTTAACTCCTATCTCTTCTAAGTAGGGTAGAGGGGTTACAATTACTGGCTTATCTCTATACAGCATTTCATTAATAGAATATGAGCAGGCTTCAGTATCGGACAACTGAATTAAATAATCAGCAATTTCAAAATATCTTCCTATATCTAGATTTGGTTTCATATAAACTATGCTAGGGTTATTAATAGCATCTCTATCATTAGTAAAGACTAGCCATACATATCTAACTCCTTGTCTATCTAGTGCATCAGCAAGTTTTGCCATACGGTCTTTTCCTTTAATAGGACTTAATCTAGTAGCACTTAATAATATTAAAGGCTTATCTTCTTTTTCTATAGTCAATGGGTTATAACATAGTTCTACATTTTCACAACCAGTTAATCTCTTAAAACTTTCTACCACATGTTTAGTTATACCTAGATATTTATAAATTTTCTTATGAGTTGGTGGGGCCCATTTATAAGCCGGGTTCTCATAATCTCCATGTATTCCTTGATATATCTTAGCATCTTCATCTATAAAATCAATAATAGAAATATCATAATTTATAATAGCAACTTTACATTTAATTTTCTGGTCTGTATGTTTATAAGCAGGACATAATTTCTTTATTCTCTTTAATTGGTTTGGGTGGGCACTTTTATATACAACAGCAATATCATATTTATAATATTTTTTTGCTAACTCCCAAATAAAAGTTTCTACTCCACCTAATTCGCTAAAATCTCTAATATAAAATATATTATCGTGTTCTATCATTACCAACTGCCTCCAAAACTATGCCAAGTATAACCTTCTCCTTTAGTAAAGAAATAACTCTTAGGGTATATAGTAAAATGTTTAATCTCTTGCTTTATATTTTTATCTCTATCTATTCCTAAAATTTCTAAGACATTAGAATAAATACAAGTTGAAGTTTCTTGATATCTTATATAATCACGCCAGTCATCAAATAAAGTAAAATCTACGCAGTCATAAAAATCTAGCATCATCTTAATTACAGGATTACCTTTTACACAGCCCATAGTAGCACATACAGGGTAGTGGACATCTTCAAATCCAGTAAAGCCTTCTTCATTTAAAAATTCATCTAAAGGCTGATATACTTCTACATCGGTATCCATATAAATTCCACCTTCAGTATATAGTGCATATAATCTTATTACATCACTTGTAAAAGCATATTTTTTTGCATCATAACTTTGTTTAGTAAAATCATTATAGTTAATATCAAAGTTATCTTCATTCCATTCCTTAATCTCATAATCAGGTAGATACTTCTTCCAACTTTCTAAGCAAGTTTTAAATCTAGCATCTTTTTCTCCTTTGCCTAGCCATACATAATGTATTTTTTTTGGTATCATCTTCATCACCTATATTTATGATAACACAAAAAAAGAATAAATAAAATATTTATTCTTCTTTAAAAATATTACCTATATTAGTATGTTCTTTCATAAACAAATCATATAATGTATCACTTACTGACATATACTTATTTTTCATCTCAGCATCATCACACTCGTGAGCCATACACTTCCATTTATAAGCATCTACCATTAAATCTAAAGTTTGTTTTGCATATCTTTTAAAATCGCACACCTTTTCTTCGTATTCCATATTAAACTCCTTTCATTTTGATTTTTTAAATGTATATCTAAATAGTTCAGTATCTCCTTTAATTCATCTATAAACTTTTTTCTAATTCAGCAGGTATCATACTTGCTCTAGGGCATACTCTATCTTGCACTACAAATTGGCCATTAGTATAATTTTCATTTTCATTTCCATACATAATAGAATATGCTTTTCTTTTATCTAATTGATTTGCATAGATAGTATTACCAGCCTTACACAAAATAGGTATATTTATTCCATTTACCTGAATAGTTACAGGCAAGTTACTTTCAGCAACAGCATTACAGCATATTATTAATCTATAACAGCCAGTATTTTCTAAAGTTTTAATATCTCTATTAGGTATCAAAATTATTGTAGTATCAGTAGTTTCAGCATTTGAGCAATAGATAGTATTACAATTCATATTTCCTCCTTTCTATTAAAAAAGACTAGACTTATAAATCTAGTCATAAGTCAACCTATTAGTATAGGGAATTACAGCCACAACCATAGTAGCATGGAGGCTTAGGGGCAGTAGTTGCTAAATTACTTAAAATGTTATTAGTTATAGTCGCAGTTTGACGGCTATTACTCAATTCATCTCTGGTAGTAGCAAGTTTATCCCTAAGTTCATCTATAGTTTGTTGGTTAAATAAATTAGTTATAGTAGCGGTTTGATTAGCAATTTGATTTCCTAAGGCAGCCACACTATTACTCATTTGGTTAGATAAATCTTTAATTAGAACAGCATTATCATATTTATTATTTAATATACTATCATTTACACTAGCAAGACTACTTTGTAATTGTCTAGAGTTAGCATCTTGAGTTTGATTATATAAACTTGCTTGAATATCAGCAAGTCCTAGTGCAGTACCAGCATTTCCATTCCAACCAAATCCGTTTCCACTAATAGCCATTAAGAAAATAAATAATAAGATAAATCCTCCTACTCCACCAAACATATCATTACCTTTAGTTAAAGCCATAACATCTCCAGCGGATAACCCATTTCCTTGCATATATTCCTCCTTTCTTTTATCTAAAAGATATTTCTATCTTCTATTCATATTAAATATATTTTCAAGTTGTTCTTTAGTTATTCCTTTTTCATTACATAATCTTGCAATTTCTTCGGCTTGCTCTTGAGTATTTTTACCTTTGAATAAATCTACCATTTGCTTTTGGCCTGGCGTTAGCATACTCATCAGCATCATCATTGGATTGCTTGAATTCCCTAACTGGCTCATTAAATTCATTATGTTCATTTTCTATCATCTCCTTTAGTTTCTTAACTTCTAATTCTAACTCACTTATTTTTGCATCTTTCTTATCAATAGGGTATATCTTCTTAACTTCCCATTTTTCTAGTTTTCCATCTACACCTTTTAATATCATCATATTATCGCTTATAAACAGCGTTTTATTCTGGACATATAAATTATCAACCTCTTCATTTTCATTTAAAATTCGCATCTCTATCAAGTCTAAATTAGATGTTTGATTAGTATTTATATAATTATTCACAGGCGATACACTTTGATACGCTCTAATAAGATTTTCTAATTCTTCTCTTTGTCTATTTAACCTATCTAGACTATAGTTCATATTTACCTCCTAAAATAAAAGAAGCAATAATAAATATCGCCTATTTAGGCTAACAATTGGCTCACTGCCCAACTCTTGTGATTTTTCCATTTATTACTTCTCCTTTCTTAACTTAATTCTAGCAATAAAAAAAGAGCCTTTTTCATTAGGTTCTTTTATATTTTTTATAAGATTTTCTTAATCTTTCTCTTTAATTTTTTTATCATTACATCTAGAGTGGCTTCACTAACATTTAATTCCATAGACATCTTAGTTCTAGAATAACCTTTAATCTTCATTTCAAAAAGTTTTTTATACTCATCATTTAACATACACTCGTTACATATATATTCATATTCGGTCTTAGTAAATTCAAACATAGGCTACCTACATGTGAAATAAGAATAAAGTTACAGCCCATAAAACTAGCATTACACCTAAAATACTAATTAATATTATCTTATCTCTTTTATATTCGTGTAGTATCTCTAGTGCAAGTGTATTCTTTTGTATCTTCTCCGAATTTTCATTTATCATAGATAGATTATTCTCTATCTTTTCTAAATTCTCTTGAATATGGACAGCATTGTCATCTATTCTTTTCTCTAATTCTTCTATAGTCATAAAGCCTCCTTAATTTAATATTCCAGTTCTTACTATCTCCCAAGATTTCATCTTATCAGCAAGTGTATGCACATAATCATCGCCATCTAGATTTTCATATTCTTTTAACATACTTAGCCAGTTTTTATAAACATAGTCAGGTATCTTCTTTTCTGGCTCATAATAATAATATACATTTGTTAGATTATTTTGTAGCATAATCTTCAAAGCATTACTTATTGAAGTATTTTTCTTTTTATAATTTTTGATTACAGCAACAGCATATCCTAAAAAGCCAGTTACTATAAATTTTAATATTGTATCAAAAATAGTTTGTGTCATCTTTTTATTCCTTTCTTTTCTTTTATTCTATAGTATCATCTTCACTATAGAATTCTTCATAACTTTCTATCGCTTCTTTAGTCGCTTTATCAGTTAATTTAAATATTCCTTCTTTCTCATCATAATAATACCAATCTTTATTTTTCATAAAATATGGTCTTGCTACATCCATTCGTTCATCACCTCTATATACTCTTTCATAGCATCAGTTAAAGGATTTTCTACTCCTAATTCCATACCAGCAAATATTTCAGCAAAAGCCTCGAAGTTTCTTTTAGATTTTCCATAATCAGTTAGATATTTATTTTTTAATTCAGTTATAGATAGCCCAGTTTTTCTTTTAGCCTTACTATATATTCCACTCATCAACATACTATCAAAATCTTTCCAGCCCATAAATTTACTATGGCTTCTATTATAAGCCTCTTGGTATCTATGCCCAAGTATATGTCCGAATTCATGAGTAGTAGTATATATAGTTGAATTTTTTTCTCCTACATCATAATGCCAATTATCTTCAGCATCACTTATATGGCTATTTTTAACTTTCTCATAATCAGCAAAATATTTCGTATTGTATTCTAAATATCTACCAGTAGTTTGAGCATAGGTTGTACTTCCTATATTATCACTAAATACATCTAATTTACTTCTAGCGAATTCACTTTGTACCGTTGGATATTTTTCAGTTAGATTATGTAATTGAGCCGTATTTTCTAACAGCAACTTACTATCAAAATCTTTCATATCTTCTTCTAAAGTTATATTACTATAAGATAGCAACTCTTTGCAAGTATCATAATCTTTTATTGTTATAGTTTTATCTTCAAAATTAGGCTCACCTAACTCAGCAATTTTTTGTTTTAGTTCTTTCTTCTTTTGAATATCGTGTCTATATTCAACAGCCATATAACTTCCACTACTTTTATCTATTCCATACTTTTTCATTAAGGCTAGATTTTCTTCTATATTCTTTCTAGTTTTCTTTAAATCTTCCTTAAGAGGTTTTAGTTTATCATTATATTGTTTTAATTGCTTTTCTTTAGATATGGTAAAAGTATATTTATCTTCAATTGGTTTAGTTTCTAAAGTTTTAGGCTTAATACTAACTTTTATAGAATTCTCTTTTACTTTTATTTTATTATAGCCAGCAACTCTATATCTTTCTAATCTAGTTGGAATCTCGGCCTTATTACTTATCTCTTTATATTTTGCAGTTAATTTATTTATCTTAGTTTGTGCTTCTTGAGCCACATCTGGCTGATTTGCACTTCTAGCCATTACTTGAATATCTTTTTGTTTTCTAATCTCAGTTTCAAGTTTTCTTTGAATTTGAGTTACTTCATACTTAGTATATTTTTTGCCATCTATTTCAGTTAATTCATTGTTTCTTTTTATTATCTCATCTAACTGCTTTTGAGAGTACATAGGTTCATCAACACCTATAGTTATAGCAAATATATTATGATAGCAATTATACTCGCCTATATGTCTTTTAATTAGTGTATAAGAATTTCCATTTACATCTTTAAAAGGCTCACTCTTTTGCATCTTTTTAAAATTATCTAAATCAAATTGATGTCCTTGTATAGGCTCATGGTCAGTAGCAGGATTTTCGTGTACTGATATTTCTACTCCATTACAACCAGTTTGTTCACCTATTTCAAGTTGCATCTCATTTTCTAAATCTCTTAACGCTCCTTGCATATTCATACGAACAGCACTATCTAATCTTCTACTAAGCCCACTTTCATAATCTACATATTTTAACCCACTACCTCCGAGTTCTTTTATTATCTTTCTAGCATATTTATCAAAGTTTTCTTTCCCTTGATACACAGCCATTACAGCCTCATCAATAGTATTTTTATATGTATCGGAAATATCTCTAAATATTACATTACCATTTCTATCTCTAGTAGTAAATCCTAATACTTTAGCACGACTTAAATTCATATAGGTATCTTTAGTTATCTTTTTTATAGCATTTATTTGCCTTCTTAATTCTTCATTTTCATTATAAGGTATATAGCCTATATTCTTTAACTGATAAAGATGCTTTGCATTTATATAATTTTGCTCAGCAACTTTATCAATTATTTCTTCAATTTCTCTAGCATTTAATTTTGTAGTTCTTTCTAATTCAGCAACTACTTTTTTATAATCTCCACCATAGTTAAGAATATTTGCTAATTTCATTTGGTCAGTAGGCTTCAATGTTCCTATTTCATCTAGTTTATTACCTAAATCTTTTAGAATAGATAAATTTACATCTTCAATTCTTTTAACTAATCTTTCAGTTAATAATTCCTTTAGTTCATCAGTTAGCATTTCAGCCTCCTTTTATTTTAATAGAAATAAATTAAGCCATAAGGTTTAGAAGTATAATTACCACTTACTTGATATGGTATACTTACTCCATGTATTGTAAAAGTATTATTAGTACTATCATAAGTTCCTTTTGGAACATTTTTAGTATGTCCACACATTTGAGTTACTCTACCAGTTTCTGGATTTTTTAATGTTTCCCATAAATTTACTGCAGTAGCACTTACTCCATCCCAATACTGACAAGTAGTTTTAGAATATGCAGTAGTGCTTAAAATAATATTATCAGCACTAGTGGCAGTATAATCTTCATAAGACTGAGTAAAAACATACATTTTTGGCTCTCCGTGCATACCCCCAAATGTTATATCAGCATCAGCCCCTGCTGTTGCATACGATACACTTGCATTTGTCTTATCAAAAGTTAAATTTCCACCAACATTAGTAGTAACTATTACTTTACTAAGTGCATCATAGCCATCATCAGGAGTTATATCAGTAGTAGTATTTTCAGTTATGTCAACTTCTTTTTCTTGATATGTAGGAGTACTACCTCCGCCTGCTGATTTTCTTCCTAATATATAACTATCAATGTCCATAATTAAAACTCCTTCCATGTTTTACTAACTAAATCAAAGAAATATATTTTTCCAGTATCTATTTCAATAAATAATGAGCCATTTCCTATATCTTTATCATTTATAGTAGTTGGTTTAGTATCTCCAGATAGCCCTCTTAATTCTACAACTATGCTATCATCATTTTTTACTATCTTAGAATTCTCTATTTTAAATATATCTCCTCTATTATTTTCTATTCTATATAATGAAATCATTTATTATCATCTCCTTTTTCTTCTTCATTATCTTTATTTTCTTTTTGTTTTTTATCATCTTTTTTATCTTTATTTTTATTTACTACTTGTTCTTCATCTCTACCAAGCAAATCATCTACACTAGGATTTTGTTCTTCTATCTCTTTTATAGCATCTTCACTTTCTTTTAAATCTTCATCTGGTCTTAGCCATTGTCTTAATTCTACTTTACTAATAACTCCTAAATTTAATCCTTGAGTTAATTGAGTAAATTCACTTTGTGGGTCTTCCAATAAAGAATAACTCCAATCAAAACTTAACTCATAATCACCAGAAGGGCTTAAATTATAAGTGTTAGCAAGTACATCACAGGCATAGAAGAAGTCCTCTAATCCTTTTTCAATATTACTCCTCATATCATCTACTATTGTAAATGTATCATACATAGCCCTTTTAATCTCAGTAGCAGTGGCATTATTAGTTTCTACTCTACTAATTATTCCAGCACTAGTACCTATTTCGTGTTCTAATCTTACATATAATTCTTCTAATCTAGCGTGATATGAAGTTTCTCTAAATTTTGGGTCAAATACTTCCCAAAAGTCATTTTCTCCAGTATCTACTTTCTTATAAAGCCCATGTTCTGGTAAAGCATCTTTTCCAGTAAATACGGTAGCATCAGCACCTACAAAAACTTCCTTAAGTTCAAATTCTCTTATAAGTTGTTTCATAGTATCTTTTATTTCTCTTATAGTAGCATCACAGCCATAAGTTATAGGTACTCCATATTTATCATCGGCTTTTCTATTATTCATAGGTGATTTTATATAGCCACATAATACTCTATCAACATTAGTGATAGTTTGTTTTAATAATATATTTTGCCAAAATTCAGGAGTTGGTATTTTCTTTCCAGTTTCATCAGTAAATTCTTGAGTTATAGTTATATTTTCACCTATCAATTTATAATTAGTCCATCTTAAATAAGTTTTAGTTTGGCCCATGGCTAATTGTATCTCTTTCTTTTCAGCAAGTATTGTCATACCAGTGATTAAATCTCCATCAGTACTATCAATAGTTACTCTTCCTTGAGGCACGATAGAATAGTATAGTTTTCCACCTTTTACATAAGGCACTAGAAATATTCCACCATAGCCAAATGACATAGAAGTTATCTTTTTAAATTTCTTCCACATACTTTGACCAGTCTTATTTAATAAATCAACTCTTTTATTTTTGCCTTCTAGATTTAAATTACTATCATTAATAACATAATTTGCTAATTTATTACCAAATATAGCGGCAAAATTTATATCATCAATTCTAGCATATTCAAAGGCATATTTTTGATTATCTTCTAAATCTTTTTGCTTAGTTTCAGTTTGAATTTTAAACACATTTGTTAAAATCCATATCCATATACTTCTTAGCATTGTCTTCTCCTCTCTATCATATCATTTATTTGTTTCATATATCTTGTAAAAGTATATTCAAAAGCATCTAATGTATCTATATCAGTTGTTAAATCATCTAATCGTACATCTTCTATTTTATCTTCGTCCCATAAAGCACTACTCAAAGCATCTACTAGTGTTCCACACTCTTCTTCAATATAGAAGAATATATCATAGGCTATCATAGTTCTTTCGCAGTCTATACGATTATTAATCTCATCTTTTTCACAACCTCTAACAACCGTTTCAATACCATTTTCAAATACTCCATTTCTTAGCCCTCTTATTAATACAACCTCTTCATTATCAGGAAACATATAGTCAATATTAGTACTATATTTATACATCATACGCTTAGCAAAATCTATCTCTAGTTTCAGCAAGTCATCAGGGTCTATATCTCCATAATGTTTTTCACTACCCAAAGCAATAATATTTTTATAGTCATTACTTATTCTTACACATACAAAGGCTTGTCCTGATTTATTACCACCATAATCTATTCCTATTATAGTTTTACCTGGAGGTAAATCATATTCATCTAATTCTTCACCAGTATTTGCATCTATCTTCTTTTTAGTCCATATATATTTCTTAGGATTATCAGCAAATTTTTTATATATTAATCCTTCAGCATTACACCATTGTCCTAAGATATAACGATTATAATAGACGGTACCTTCATATTCTTTACAAAGATTATCTACAAATTCTTTATTAAGAAAAGGATTATCAAATATAGTATAAGTTTGTACATAGGCATCTATATTTTTCTCTTCTATTGTATCAATAAAATCTTTCTTCAACCAATGGCTATTTCCCTCAGGGTTTAATGTAGCATCTAGACACGAATACGGCTTATCTAAACGAGATTTCAATAACTCAAATACTTCTTCATTATATTCGGCTAATTCATCACAATAACAATATTTAATACTACTACCTCTAATCTTACTTACTTGATTTACTTTCTCAGCCCCTAAGCAATATACTTTTTCACCAAATAGATATGCTATATTCTTACTACTAATTCCACTTATTAAATCATTACCATATATTTCTCTTAATGGCGTTAATACATTTCTTTCAATAGTTGAAGTAGTTACTCCCAAAATAACATTTAATCCATCTTTCCCAGTTCTTTCTCTTATTCTACTAGGTATAGTATAAAGTATATCTAAATAAGTTTTACCACTTCTTGTCGCGCCAGTCTTAATATTATATCTATGATTTCCTTCATTAATAAATTCTTTTTGCTTATTGCTTAGTTGCATTATCTCTTAATCCTCTTAACAATTCATCAACTTTAGATAAATCTAAATCAGCAAGTTCTGGATTTTCTCTTTGACTTAAATATTGCTTTCCTAGCCATATAGCCATAGTAGCATTTGTTTGTGCTAATTTATATTGACTTCTTCTTAAACTACTTTTGGCAGTTTCTTTTCCTTTCTTAAAAACACGACAAAATTCTTCATCTCTTTCTAAAGTTCTAACTGATACATCTAGAATAGAAGCAATTTCTTCCATAGTGCAAAATATACCAGCCAAACTCTCGGCTAATTTATAATTTATTTCTTTTTTAGGTCTACCAGTCTTAGGCATTTTCTTACTCCTTTCTATACTTTTCATTTATTATTTTAGGACAACAATTATTCCAAGATACTTTATGATGTATTCTAGGGTTTTTAGAATTCATTATTGCTACTTTAACGCAACTAGGTTCGGCTATAACAGCATAAAAACTCTTTACATAAGTTCCGTTATCAAGGTATATATCAGTTAATCCTCCATTATTTTGTTGAGTAGTAGTTTGAAGTATAGTAGGTTTATATATAGTAAACATTAAGTTTCCTTTCATACCATTTATTACATAACTACATACATCTTCATTAGTACTACCATAATATTTAAAAGGTCTATCAGTTTTGCAAAAAAACGAATTCATAGCCTTTCTATCAACTTCTTTATCTAACTTACCATTATCAGCCCCGCCTATAAAATCTCCTGTTTGGCTCATAGCAACTGTCAATGCTCCACTTACTTCTAAAAAATCTATCATAGCATCAAATAGTTTATCAGCATCAGTTACTTTCTTTTGCTTTAATATTTTACCTTTTTTATATTTAATACCAATATCGGTATAGTCATCATCTAATACTAGAAAATAATCAAGTCCTAAATTTTTTGCTATAGTATGACATACATTTCTAGCATATACTACAAGCCTGTGGTCCTCAAAGTTATCCTCAGTATCAGTAAATTTCATTTCTTCTTGTTTATCAAAAATAATAACTTCTTTTCCTAGTTTTTTATAATCTTCAATTTGTTCATCTTCATTATCACAAATTATTATGGTTCTACCAGTAAAGCCTGCCTTATCTAAAGTTCTTAATGTTTTAACATTATTTGCTCTACCATGAGATAAAATGAAAACAGCAAAATTTTTAGTTTTCATTATCTAGCATCTCCTCTAAAGTACTACTTAATTGGACATAGCCATTAGCAATAGCATCATCTACATCTATTATTACTAAGGCTAAATCTTCCATTAATTTTTGCATCTCTTTATCTTGATGAGCATAATATTCGGCTATATTTTTATAGTTAAATGTATATAATCTAGTAACAGCCTTCCTTAAAAACTCTTTCTTTTCTTCATCTACATTTGAATTATTTATATCTTGCAATAATACATTTACTTTATAATCATCTACTAAGTCATTTATTTCTGGCTCTTCGCCTTTAATTTCATATTGAGGTATCTTAATCTTATTGGTATATATATTACCTAACATTTCATTAATAAATTCCTCTTCTTCATTAAAGAAGCCAAAATCTTCCATATCAATGTTAATAATATCAGCAAGTTCATTATTTAATATTTCAAAATCAAAATCACTATTCATTGTTAGTTTATTATGCACTAGAATATAGGCTTTCTTTTGCTCATCAGTTAAATGAGTTAATCTTATACACTCAGCATAATCATAGCCTAATTCTTTTAAAGCATAATATCTACCATGGCCTTCAATTATAGTATTATTCTCATCAATAGCAATAGGGTCATTATTACCAAATTCTAAAATACTTTTCTTTATTTGCTCTATTTGTTCTCTAGGATGTTGCTTAGCATTATTTTCATACGGTTTTATCAACTTTAAATCAACCTTAACTATCTCCATATCTTTATGTTTAATAGTCTTAGATTTCTTTTCTTTTGGTTCTAATTTAAATTGACTAAAATCAGTTATATCTTCACTAGATATTTTTTCAGCATCAAATATATTTTTATAATCTTGATATACATTTTTTGCTTTGCTACATTCCGCTTTTAAAGTACTTATGCTAACCGTACTATTATTAGCCTTATTTCTTTCTATAGATTTCTTTTGACTACAATGAATATAATACATCTTTGCATCATAGCCTTTTTGTATTAAATAATCAAATAAATTATGGTTAACTATCTTACAGCCTTCCATAATAATATTTTTATCTGGTTCTTCTAAAACTAACTTGTCTATTTCATCATAGATTTTGTTTATATCTTGACGACCAATAGTATCAGTTCCCTTAGTTCTAGTACCTTTTCTACCATAATCTCCTAATAAAATATTATTACCACATCTACTAATAGTTACTATATCTTTAACTACTTCTACCTCGGAATCTCCTATAAAACTATTTACCACAAAACTAGTTTTACCAGCACAGGAGCCTCCTACTATTATGTATATCATTTAAATCTCCTTAATCTCTAAATCGGGGTATTTATATTCAAATAACTTTTTCTTTAGTTTATACACATCAGTTTTAAATCCTTTTGTATCTTCAACTATAGTTCTATTTAATTTATTATCATAATAAACAAAATCAGCAACATACGAGATTTTTCTATAACATACTCCGTTTTTCTTAAAACTAGGTTGAAGTTCAAATTCAACTTGTAGTTTTAAATCTTTAATTTCATTTGCTCTTTCTAATAATTTTAAATTATAGTATCTTTTATATTCTTTTTTACTATCAAAAGTTATATCATCAAATACTATCTTTTCATTAAAATATTTACTCGCTTTTCTTCTTTCTCTTAGAAGTAAAATATTTTGGCTTTTCATTTTTTATTTGTTCTTCTTTCTTTTCTTCTACTAAATCAACAGCATTATTATTTTTTAAATATTCATATCTTGACTTAGTACACCAGAATTCATCTCCAACATTTCTTTGTAAACAAGCATCAACATCTCTAAAAGAATATAACACTTTTACCTTGAAGTTTTTTTCTTCCATATTTTATACCTTCCTTTCTATTCAAATGTTATCACATTTTTACTTTTTTATCAATTTCTTAGATATTTCTTTAATTTTTTTAACTTCTAGTTCTAAAATTATCTCATTTTCTAATATTTTCCTAACTTCAATATCATTTATATCATCTACGGCTATTTTTAGCATGGCTTTAGAAGTTTTTATAGTAAATTCATACATTTACATTATTCCTTCTTAATATAGCCTAAAACACTATATAAATCGTTTTTAGACATTGGCTCATATTTATAACTTAGAAGCCAGGTCCAGCATTTATCTTTCAGCATCATATCTCTTTCAGGTATATTACTAAATTTATGCTGATTATAGATATACTTTTTATAAGTTCTTACATCTAAAAAATCATATTCGTTTAGAACAGCAAATGTATCTCTTAATTCATCGGCTCTATCACAAAAGTCTATAAATGTTTTAAATCTTAATCTCTTTTTTAATTCTTTTTCTTCTATCATCTTAATCTCCTAAATACAAAAAGAAGGCCTTTAAAAAAGCCTTCTCTTTAAGAATGGGGGTTGGTGAATAATAAATTTTAAAAAACGACTTATCAACATATTATCTCACCAATTTAATGATAACAAAAAAACTAGAATAAATCTAGTCTTTTTTTAACGCCCCTTGATAAAATAATAAAATAAAGGAGTTTACTGCCCACAGGTCATATAAATTGGCAGTACCAGAAGTAGTTAGTTTGAGAATAAAAAAGGTACTATTTTTTATGCTTTCAATTTATTTTTATAAACTACTCCTGATGCTACCAATTACGGTAGCACTTAAAAAAGGTTGTGTATGCTCTATTAGATTACCATAGAGTATTTTTAGTGCTATTTTAATAAGCACTGCACTAATGATATGCCAAAGATAGATAGTTAATAGTTTCTTTGAAAAAAATAATAAGAAATATAGTTATTACTACACGCCAACAAAAAAATAAAAAAATAGGATATATTCAAAATATGAATAATATATGAATATGGTATCAAAATAAATCAATAATAAAATTAATTAAAAAAGTCGGCATATCATCAGTACACTACCTATTAAAGGTAGCGATAGCATTAAATAAAAAAAAGAAAAGACAATTCCGACAATAAGGTGAATTTTATGATGCAATATATCAGTTACACAAATATACTTCAAAAATAAAAAGCAAATTGTCCTTTCTATGCTTTTCAGCACAATTTAATTATAGCATCATCTAGTAAACATTTCAACTATTTTATTTGCTAATTTTAATGTCATCTCGGCTATGTTAACAAATAGAGTCCCTATTATCATTGTAGTGATAGATATAACAAACAAAACAGGCACTATCAAAATTATAATTAATAAACTCAATAATATTACTTTCCAAATCATAAATCCCTCACTCTTAATTTATATAAAGGAGCATATAATAAAGCGTTGGTGAGGTATATCTTCTCCTTTCTTATTATTATTTATGCTCCATTATATCATTATTCATCTAGAATTTTTTGAATTCTATTTTTACAATATTCAGTCATATCATAGTATTTCATTTTTTTATGAAAAGCACTATTTTCTACATCACATAATTTTAAAAATTTTTGTATTCTATATTGCTTATGTTTTAAAGCATTATTTTCTTGTTCTAAATATCTTACATAGGTACCAACTAATTCTAAATCTTTATTCATCTTCATCACCTTTTCTATATTTTTCATTTATAATTTGCGGAGTACAATAATTCCAATAGATTTTATGATGTAGTCTTTTATTAGACATACCCATCATACCAATTTTAACACAACTAGGATTTATTATAACTGAGTAAAAACTTTTTACATAGGTGCCACTTTCAAGATATAGTTCAGTCATACCACCTTTATTAGACTGAGTTTGTAGTTGGTCTAGACTACAAGCGGCTACGGTAAATAATAATTTTCCTTGACTTCCTAGACTAACATAGGTATTTACATCTTCATTAATTCTTCCTATAAAATTAAACGGTCTATCTACTCGGCAAAAAAATGAATTCATGGCTTTTCTAACTAGTTTTTTCTTAAATACATTACTATCAGTTCCTCCAATAAAATCACCAGTTTGAGCCAATGCTACGGTTAACGCCCCACTAGCATCTAGAAAATCTAACATGGCTTCAAAAACTTCATCTATATGTCGGCAGTAAATAGTTCTTAGTACTCCATCTATCTCCTTTCTAAATCTAAATTCGGTATAATCATCATCAAGTTCTAAAAAATATTTTACTCCTACTTTTTTAGCAAGTTCAAAGCATACATTACGAGCATAAATAATCGTTCTCCTATCGTTAAAAGTATCGGCAGTATCAAATAGTCTAGATATGGCTAATTTATCAAATACCAGTACTCTATCGCCGTATAGTTTTTTATATTCATCTAAAGTGGAGTCCTCATTATCACAAACAATATAATATTTTCCAGTATAGTTACATTTTTTTAATGTGTTTATAGTATAAATTCTATCTGGTCTTCCATGGCTCAAAATAAATACAGCAAAATCACTCCTCATCAGCAATACCGCCTAATTCTATATCTTCTTCCATTATTTTACCAAACCTATCCATAAGTAAAGTATAACCTTTTTGTATAGCATCATCAAAATCAATAATAACTAAGGCACTATCTTCCATAAGTCTTTGCATTTCTTTAGAAGCATGGGCATAATACTCAGCAATTAAAGAATAATTAAATTGTAAATGTCTAGTAGCAGCCATTTTTAAAAACTTCTTTTCTTCATCAGTTACATTTGACTTTTCAATTCTTAACAGCAACTCGTAGTATTTATTCATATTACATAGATGCACTATATTAGGTTGAAGTCCGTGCATCTCATATTGAGGTATATTTATTTTTGCTGTGTAGTTATTATCTTTTAGTTCTTCTTTTTCATCTTCTAGATTAAATAGTCTTAATTGTTTATACTCATTTTCCATTACTCATCTTCCTCTAATTCTTCAAATCTTTTATTCGTTTCTTTAGCAATTACATTGTTATAGTATAACATAACTCCATCAAGTTCTAGCCCTCTTAATACATTTCTCTTTTTATTCTCTTTTAGAATTCTTAAAATAAAGTCATTATAATTAGCATTTATTTCATCTAGAGTAACAAATTTTAGATTACCAAAATATTCAGTTTCATCTATCATTAGTTTCTTACACATACGCCTTATATATGCTATGTCCATATCTCTTTCATAGCATTTATCAGCCTCATCAGGAGTTTCATAATGTTTACCGCATCTAGTACAAAAATAATCTCCTTTTTTAGGCTTCTTTTGCTCTATAGTTTTTAAATCTCTAATTAAATCTACAATAGATATAGTTTCTTTATTTCCAGCAAGTACATATTTATTAAAAGCATTTTCTACATCAGCAAAATCATAATTACGAAGTCTTTTAGTCCACTCTTCTATAACTCCTTCATTTATAGAAAAATTAGGATATGTATTTTTTATAGCACTCATTAAAGTATCTATTTCATCATTAGTCATTTTTATTCATCTCCTTTCTTAATCTCTTAATCATATCTTCGGCAGTTTCTTTTTTATTTTCAGTATTTTTATTTATAGCATCTTTTCTACTCCAATTTAATATAGTGGCATAATGAGATTTATACCTTTTGCCTTTGCTTTCAATATAACTAGATAGTCTATCAATGTATGTGAGCAAATTAGAGTTTTCTAATTTGTGGTATTCATCATCAGTTAATAACACATTATCAAATTCACCATATCTATTTTTTATTTTTTTTGGTTTTTTATCTGGTATAATATATATACTATTCTCTTCTATTCTATTCTCTTCTATACTATACTGGTTAAACAGGCGTTTAACAGGAGTTAAACAAGCATCATTTAACTCATATTTTTCATTGATAACTTTTAATAATTTTAACTCATCAACATATTCAGTTTCAGTTATTCTATTTTTATCTAAATAGTTATTTTTATTCCAATCAGTTATAACAATTACTCCACTATCAAAAGTTATAAAATAACCTTTAGCAATTAATACTTTAAAATCATCATCAGTAAATCCACATAATTTTTGCAATTTTCTAGGCTGAAAAAATCCCCTATCATCAGCACTCATACCAGCCATAAAGTATAGTGCTTTACTTGAATTAGGCAAGTCAATAAACTTGTCGCTATCAGTTATTCTTTTGTCAAACATACGCTTTTGAGCCATAAATACCTCCATAATAAAAAACTCTTAACACAAGGAGTAGGGTAGATAAAATTTTACTTCTTATATTAAAAGTTCTTACAAGTATATCTCCCCACTCTTGCTTATGTTAAGTATATTACATTTTGACTAATTTATCAATTATTTTTTCGTATCTTTCAATAGTATCATTTTGATTATTAATTACATCAATTAAATGTTTAATTTTTCTTTCATACATTTCTTTAGATACTTCAATTTGATTTGTTTCTTCTACAGCATCAGCAACTTTAGTTTCTTCTTTTTTAGCAAAATTATTTTGATTATTTATATCTATTTTAGGTAGTCTATTCTTTTCATTATGATAGAAGTTATATGCTCTAATTACAACTTTTGTAGCACTCTTATATTGCTTATTTTCAAAATCTCTAACTTGGTCATAAGATAGATTTAATTCACTCATAAACTTATTTAAAGAATAGCCAAAATCTCTTCTATATTGTTTCATATCATCAATAGATTTATACCACTCATAGATAGCATCAGTATTATCTTGACTAAATTCTTTTTCCCCACATACATAGAAGTTGTAGGCATTAATCATTGTTCTAGTTATGGCTTTAAAATTTTTCAATTCTAAATCACTATAACAACTTTGAGATACTCCTATTAAATCAGCAACTTCTTTACCAGTTTTATAGCCTAAATCTTTTCTTAGTTGTTTAATATTAGTACTTTTATACCACTTCCAAATATGTCTATTTTCTTTAGTTACCTTTACTCTTAATTTATCAGTATTATATTTTTTAACAGCATCTACTTTTGGTTGATTTTTAGCCTCAGGTACTACATCAGTTTTTTTATTAAAATCATTAGTATAGAATTCATAGACTTGAATTAATCTAGGAGACACTTGTTTAAAATCTTCTTTATTAGTTTCTAGCCTACAAATAGTACTAACATCACAACCAATTATTTTAGCAACCTCTCTTTGAGTTTTATACCCAAATTCTTTTCTCTTTTCTCTAAAATCAGTTTCAAGGAACCACTTCCATATTTCAGCCTTTTTAATTGCTTTATTAATCTTTTCATTTTCTATTGCTTTTAAAGTTCTTTCTAAAGTTTCTCCTTTAATTTCTAATTTTCCTTCTTTTAACGCTTTAACTTTTTCAACATCTTCATTTAAAGCCTTTGCTATAACCTTTTCATCTTTAATCCTTTTATTCCAAAATTTCATTTTATCATTCCTTTCATTTTTTTTAATAATTTTATCAAGTCTTGGTAGGCATCAACTTTTTTAATATAAGCAATGCCTACTTTTTCATCTTTAAACTTTTGTTTAATTAGAAGTTCTTGAAGTTTTATAATAGCATCATCTATCATAAATAATTTTTACCAAATATTTCTCTAAATTCATCAGCACTTTTTTTATAATAATTCATAAATGCTTTTTGGCCTAATCTTTGAAGTTTCAACATTTCATCAGCATCAAAATGAATTGATTTATGTTTAGCATCTCTATTATGGCAGTCATGGCATAAATATACCTTTAGTCCATATTTCTCACTCAGTTTACGATTAGGATTTCCATCAAATATATGATGTTCTTCACATCTACAAATTCTATTACATCTAAAACATATCAGTTTATTAGTTTGTAAAATACTATTCATCTAAAGAATATTCCTTATTTAATTGTTCTTGAATTATTTTAATAGACAACTTAGTGGCATTAATACTTTCCAAATTAGCCCTATAAATAGCCTCTTTAGATATTTCTAAAAACTTCAAATGTGCTATCTCAGGTTTACCTCTAGCAATATCACCAGCAAGTGTAATTGCATAGCCTTCATTTTTTAGTATCAGCAATTCCTTTGCTAGTGCTATTCTATAATCAGTATAAGCCTTAGCATATTCTTCACCAGTTTTTCTTAAACTTCTAATTGCTACATCTAAATCTTTCATTTTATTATTAAGTTCAATACTTAAATCCATTTAATATCAAATCCCCTTTCTAGAACGATTTTGACATATTTCTCGGCTTTTTTCTATCAAAGGTAGTATATTTATACTTCCAAGATAGAATATCGCTTATTCCTACTTTTAAAACGGCAAGTCAGCATCAGTTATTTTTATATCAGTTTCTTCATAATTAGTTTTAACTTCAGGCACCTTTTCTTCTTTTTTATCATCAGTTTTTTTCTTAGATAGAAAAGTTACTTGGTTAGCAATAAAATTAAATTCATAATGTTTATTTCCTTTAGCATCTTCCCAATTATGATTTTTTAACATAGCCTTAACTCCGACTAAATCTCCTTTATTACAATAATTATTTATGCTTTCAGCAACATTACCAAACACACTTATCGTAACAAAAGTAGTATCATCTTTACCATTAGTTATTGCTAATGGCAAGTCTAGAACAGGCTTTTTATCTTTAGTATATTTTAGTTCTAAATCTTTACTTATTCTTCCTATAAAGAAGCATACATTATTCATATTACTTTTCCTCTTTTTCTAATTCTTCTTTTAGTTTTTCTAATAAGTCTTTCATTTTATTAAGATTTAATTTATTAATTTCTTCTTCACTCTTAAATGCTAAATCAAAAGCCTCTTGTAGTTTCTCTTTATCAACATCTTTAACTTCTTCAACTATAGTTTCACATAGTTTACAAAATAAAGTTAATATCATTGGTGTTGAACCTTTGATTTCGCATTTCTCTTTATCAATGTAAATCATACCAACTTTTTGTTCCCTTTCATATTCTTCCATAATTTCACTAGCATCTAAAACTCCCATATTATCTAGTGTTTCTAATAAATCTCTAAAACTCATTTTATTCATCTCCTCTTTCCTTAATTTCTTTTATGATGTCCATAACATCTTTTTCAGTATCATCACCTTTAGTTCTCCAATTTTTTGCATCTATAACTTCATATTTAATTTTTTGGTCTTGTAGGAATTCTTCTATTAATTCAAAATCTACATCTTCCAAATCATCAAATTGAATTGTTATATCAGCATATTCCCTACTCATTTTTTCCTCCTTTATTACATCACTGGAATAACAAAATGGGCATCTAATTTCTCCGTCTATTATTTCAGCATCATAAAATGTCTTTTCACAATTTTGACATTCCATTATTTATCACCCAACCAGTCAATTACTTCTTTTAATTCCTCAATAGTCATATCAGCACTATTTTTATTAAATTGAGAATTCACTTCATCAGGTAGTATTTTTTTAGTAGTCATTAATTTCTTAATATCTACCATTAGTTTTGTTCTTTCCTCTAAATTCTTTTTTTCTTCATCTTGCTGTGCTATGGCATTTTCTACTTCTTCTTTACTTGCTATTGAAGTATCAATTCCTATGCCACACATAGCCAAGGCTCTTCCAACAGCCGAAGTTTCGCAGTTTTCTATATAAGAAGTTTTATTAATAAATGTTGAATTTTCTTTTTCATAGGCAGTCCCAGTTCCAAGTAACAATTCCCCATTTTTAATTATTGCTCTCATAATACAAACACCGTCGGCTAAAGATATTAATTCAGTTTCTATTGTACCTTCAGGATACAACATACGAAAAGCCTTAATTCTTTGATTTACTTCAGCATAGTTCTTACCTTTAACATCAGTAGTTACTATAGTTTCATTTGCTTTTTTAATATCATCAAATGTCATACTAATCCTCCTTTCTTAATAACTCTAATACATCTACATCTGGAAACACTTCTATAAATTTATAGGCAAAATCCAGACTTGGTGTAGATTTACCATATTTAATATTACAATAAGTGGCTTGAGTTATACCCAGCATCTTAGCAATTTCTATGGCTTTTAATCCACTTTGCACTTCCCATAGCATTAAGTTTTTTCTCATTTAAATCACCTCATTTCTTTCTATGTTACTATATATTATAATTTAATTCCTTAAAATAATCAATAATTTTTTTCTTTATTTTTTAATTTCTCATTTCTCAGTTGGAGTTCCAACTCTTGAATTCTTTTTTTATACTTATCATAAGTCGGAACATTTTTTAATAATCTTCTAAGTATTTTATTCTCCTCTCTTAACTTTAAATTCTTCACTATCAGCATCTTTTTAAAACGCTCTCTCAATGTTTTCACCTCTCTTATAGTTCTATATTAATATTAAATTTATTCTTTAAATCTTTAGTTATTTCTTCAATAGTTATTGCTCTATTATTTAATTCATAATTCCATACAATGAAGTTATCTTTAAATTCTTTGTTTAGCATCTCATTTAAATAGTACTCATTTTCTTTTTGACCATACCCATTAGTAAAATCATAATCATAATCATTTACTTCCATCCATTTGAATTTTATTCTTCTTTGCATAGAAGGGTGGGCTAATGCAAAACTTAACTTCCTAATATTTAATGGCTCTCTATCACTCTTAACTCTTACCATCATTACACAATGTTTAGTCCCTGCTGAATTTTGATTAGCAACCCCACTATACAAATTGCATCTATAACCGTTCTTTTCTAACAAGTCAATTATTGAGATATACTTACTACCAATTCTAATAACTTCATCAGCACTAACTCCTCCAGGCACTCTTATATTCAAGAAGATATTTACAACTTTTTGAGAAATACCATTTTTTCTAACATTAATCATATTTTTAGGATTACCAGTCATATAGTTAGCAACATTAGGCATAAAGCCAGAAACATCATTAAAATATTGTTGTCTATTTCTGGCATTACCCAATAGAGTTTCAATTTTTATTTTAGATTTTTCATTAGATATTTTTTTAAATAATTCATCATCACCATGTCTTAATAATTCTACAGCCTCATTAAAGTTCTTAGTCTTATAAAATCCATAATCTTCTTCATTACTAGAGTTATTTCTTCCTGGTTTTCTTGGCTTAGTAGTTATATAATTTAATAACTCATCAATGCTTTCAAATTTATTTATATATCTTTCATTTCTATTAATTTCTATCATTAGTTATCGCCTCAAATTCTTTTACCCATTCATTATCGCTTAACTTTTCTTTTAACTTATAAACTATAGTATTTAAATCATCAATACTCATATTTTTAATAACAGCACTTCTTAAAATATTTTGTTTACTCATACCTATTTCTAATAACTTAGTAGAGTTAATAGTGGCTCTCATTGAAACAATATATCTTAATGAGTTTTCTTTAATTACTTGTCTTAGAGTAGTTATAAATTTATATAACTCTTCATTATAAGCAAGTTTACTTTCTACATTTTCATCATAACCAAATTCTATAACAGCAAATCTATCTAGTGTAGCGCCGTCAAGTACATTTCTTCCAGTATAAATCATATCAGCCCCAGTCCCAAAAGTATTACCAGCACAAACAATTCTAAAGTTCTTATTAGCATTTACTTTTCCACATGGGAAATCATAATATTTATTGGCAATGGCAGCATTTAAATTTATTAAAGCCTCAGGGCAACTAGCATCTATTTCATCTAAGAAGAATAACCCACCATTTGTATAAGCCTTATAAAATTGAGTTTCTTGGTACTTACCACTAGCATCAATAAATCCAGATAACTTAAATTCTTGAGTAACAGCATTACTAAAATAGAAGTCTAACCCTAAAGCCTCAGCAACTTGCTCAAGCGTATGGTTCTTACCAGCACCAGCAGGGCCAGTCAACATTAATGGAACCCCTCTCTCTACAATTTTTAATATTTCTTCAAATTTACTATGAAATAGCCCAGTCATCTCTTTTTTCTTAGAAGCACTATTTACTATTTCAATTTTTTTAGGTAGAATTCCATAATTACTCTTAATAAATTCTTCTAATTCTTTTTTTAGTTCTTCACTTAATTCTTTAGTATTTACTTCTTTAGCCTTATTAATAATAACTTCATTAATAGCATCATCATAATAAGTTCTACTATTTAATTTTTCAGTTAGTTCTTTAATAGCATCAACAACATTATTCATATCTTCACTCCCCATTTCTTTACTTTCACTTAATGCTCTTAACATTTCTCTAGACCAGATATAATCATCAGTAGCCTCAAGTTTATAAGTATTACTAGATACAACTTCTTTAATTTCAAAAACTTCATTTCTAAAAGGAGCCATATCACTAGAGAAATAAATTCCTCCGTAATGCTCACCAGGTTTAAGACTACTTCTAACTCTTACCTTGTCTCCTACTTCTAGTCTTTTTTTCATCTCTATCTATCCCTCTTTCTACAAGTGGTTCATCTCTCACTTGCATCTCCATTATAGCACTATCTATTATAGAAGTCAATAATTTTTTCAAAAGTTTTTTAATTTTTTTGATAAACAAAAGAAAAGAAGCATGCTTTCAGTGGCTTCCTTTCACGATATATCATTGAGATATAACTAGTATATCACTTTTTCATCTTTTTTAACATCTCAATTTCTTTTTTTATTTCTAGTGCTTTTTGAGTTCTATAACTCATACCAACACAATGCATCAGCAACTCTTTTTGAAGTTTGTAGAGTTCTTTTAATTTTACTTCCCTTTCCATAGCCAACCCAATTTATGAGCCGTATTTTTCCCTACTACTCCATCAACTTTTATTTTATTCTCTTTTTGGAATTTCTTAACAGCATCTTTAGTCTTATCGCCAAAAATTCCGTCAACATTTAATCCACCTAATGTTCTTTGAAGTTGTTTTACATCATCACCTTTACAGCCCTTTTTTAATAATCTAGTTAGATTATATTGTTCAGTATAGGGCAATAATACAACACCAGCAATATATTTTTTTGCTCTACTCTTTTCAGCAACATAGTTAGATTTACCACCACTAGTAGTATTGCCTTCTATAGAAGTTATACCACTAGATTTAACTTTCTTAACTATACCAACATGACTATAATGGTCTTTCTTAGATGGGTACCAGTTATATATAACTAAATCTCCTTCACTAGATTTTTTAAAATCAGTAGTCCAATAGCCTTTAGTTTTAGCCCACTTTACTATAGTAGGCACATAAGCAAAATTAGAACAGCCATCTAGCCAATCACATTTTAAATCTTTCTTAAAAACATAATCTACAAACGCTCCACACCAAGCATGTTTTTTATTATCTTTAAAGTACCATCTAGAAAATTTATTAGGATTTCCTTGATAGCCTTTATAAGAAGCAGCCTTACTAGTTACATCTTTCCTATTCATCTTCATCTCCTGCATCTTCAAAATCTTCTGGTATTTCTTTCTTCATAGCACTTAATATTAAATTCATAACAGCACTAATACCTCCAGCAAGTGCTCCTATTAATACTGACTTCAATAAATTAGTATCAGTTAAATCACTTTCTTTTAGAAGTACAATTAATGTTGCTAAAAAGCCTTGTATAAATGTCTTAAACGCTCTTATTAATACATCTTTTAAATTTTCATTCCATTTTTTTACCATTATTATCATCTCCTTTCATATCTTTTAAATCAATAATAGTAAATATAATTGCTAATAATTTATTTATCATTATTCTACTCTTTCTATCATTATCCAAGTTTGATTATATCCTGCTCTTATACTATAAGAACCACTTTGATAACTTGAATTATTTACAAGTAGTTCTATATAATCTCCACTTGATACATCAATAATTTTTGGACTAAAACTAGCACTTTGATAATATTGAGGTACTCCTGATACTATATAATTAGCAAAATCAGTTCCATTTTTTCTTAAAAAGAGCCACGCATAGCCTAACCAACTACTTTGTATTCCTTCACAAAAGATAGTTGCACTTACTCTAATTTTAGATACATCATTACCTATATAAATTTTTCCATTGGATAGAGTAAAATCTCCAGCGTTTCCACCATAATATGAAGCATCAAAATCTACTGACTTGTATTCTGCATCTACTGTTACGCCTGTTCCAATAGAAGCAACAATATAACTATTGGTAGATACTTGTCTATTGTTTAAATATGCTTTACCTGTTTCAAAGAAAAATTGTCCTTTTACATTTCCTGCATTGTCATATAATTGCCAATTATCACCAGCAGTTGCTTGTTGGTGATGAAAATTACCATAAGCATCAGTAGTATACCCTGCACTTGAATAAGTTTTATAACCATTACTAGATAGATTTAATCTATCAGTTAAAGATACATCTCCATTTACTTGTAATGTTGAGCCATTTTTATCTACAAGTTTATTAATACCAATTTTATAATCTCCACCACTAGTTTTATAATAACTATCTAAAACGGTACCATCACTTAAAGTGGCAGTTATTCCACTTATTTCATTAAAGTCTTGTGATGAGATTCCATCAGTTGCTTTAATTTCTACTACATACGAAGTTCCTACATCAAAATTATTTCCATTATGATATATTCTTAAATCACTAGCACTTGCAGTTCCATTAGATATAGTCATACTACTAGTTATATCTACCCAGTTTCCAAAACTTCCATTACTAGTTCTAGTTCTATAATAAACTGACTTAATTGTATTATCTTTAGAAGCATCACTACCGCCAGCAAAGTTTCCATCCCAATAATAGATATATAAGTCAATTTTGCCTCCTTCGCCTACACTATCAATTCTTTCAAATTGAACATATCCGCTAGGAGCATAATAATCATTTATTAACTTAGTAGGACTTTTACTTTGGACTACACTAAATCCTCTACTATCTACAGCAACTACTTCTAAATAATCTTGGCCATAATTATAACATACTGGCCCATAGATAGTCCCTGGGTAATCATAAACTTGAGTATATTCACCATTAGAATTCTTAAATAAATAATAATCTATATAAGCACTTTTAATTGCAGTAGGCTTTCTATTACTAGGTATTTCATAATAAATATTAGAATAATCTCTAATTAAAATATTATCATTACCAGTTAGTGCTGTAGTTACAGCATTTGTATCTTCAAAAGTAAAATATGGCGAGTCCCAATAAAATACATAAGGCTTAATAAAAAGATTTTTAGTGTATACACTAACAGGAGTTATTGGAGTCTGTCTAGAGTTTCTATAACTTCTTAAAATAAACTGCATATTTACTACATCAGTAGTTGTATATGCTCCATAAAGAGTACTTATTTCAGTTGAAGTAAAAGTATATTCAGTTTCACTTTCAACATCTTGAATTGTTTTCAAAGTAGTCCATGTGTATCCATTTTTATATTGTATTTCTAAATCTTGAATTGCTCCATGATTTATAATATTAAATTGAAAAGCATCTTCAATATAATTACCAACTACACTTCTTAAAACACTTGCACTTATATTCATTTAAACATCTCCTATTCAATATATCTAATATAAACAGCATCATTACTTATTGTTACTCTTTTAGTTATTAATCCATTTATATTACTTATAACACTTTTTGCTACTTGACTAAATACTTCATTTTTATTTATATAAAATATTTTTTCATTTTGATAGTAGCCAGTCATTTCATCTTCATCTAAAAATAATTTATTATCTCCTTTAGTTATAGTATATCCTTGAAAATCCATTTTATGATTAATAGAATAAACTTCATCTTGCCTACAACTCCAATCAGTACCAACTCCATATTCAACTTTTATATCGCCAATCTCAACATTAATATTTGGATTAGTTAAGCCACTAGGCAATAAAGATACTTGGCCATATTTTATAGTAGTATCATTAGTCCACTCTTCATAATAAGTGCTTCCATTATATACTCTAAAACGATATATTTTATTGTCTTGGTCTTTTACTAAAGTTACATTTTCAAAATTAATCCAAGTTTCAGTATCTTCATCATATTTTTTTAATACCATAGCATCAGTATCGGTAGTATCTAACCAATAATTTTCAGTTGAAGTAGGAGCACTACTTCCACTTATTACATTAATTACTTTTTTTAATGGTATTTGTAAAGTATATAAATCTAAGTTTTTACTTTCAGTTATATGATAAACATATCTACCTACCGTATAGTCATCAGCATCTAATAAACTTACATATTCATTATTAAATAAATCTAAAATTACATTAAATTCTCCTGCTGTTACCATAGCAGCCATTTTAAATTGAAAAGTTATACTTTCTTGAGTTGGACTTATCTCAAATAATTCACTATAAAATCCAGTAGTTTTAGTGCTATTAGAGCCATCATAATTTATAGTAAATTTATTTCCTGATAAATAATTTCCTTTATCTTCAACTATACTAAATCCATTTTGTTCACCAGCGCTAGAATAAAAGTCTTTTCTTAATAAAGTTGTAGGTTCCCAGTTACTAGTAGTTGAATTATAGAAATAAATAATTCCGTTTTCATAGTTACTTGAAGTTTCAGTACAATACCAGTATGAGATATTTGTATCAGTTGGTGGAGTACTTCCTTTAGCAAGTGGTTGAAAATTATTAGATAGCCAGCCATCATAATTCCATAACATAGTATTTCTAACTAAGTTATCACCTTTTTTAGTTATATCTACTTCTAAGCCATCTATAGTATTTTTTATTTCAGTTATATCATTATTTGTATCTCTAATAGTTTGTTCCATACCATCAACTCTTATTACTAATCTATCAAAAGGGCCATTAGTTCCTACAAAAGCCTCAATTTCATTTTCATTTTTCTTAGCAATAATATAAGTTTGATTTATCAGTCTATCATCACCAGTCATATTACTATAATCACTTTTTGCAGTATCAGGCATTTCAGTAAATATTTTTTCTTCTAAGCCATCTTCAATTTTAGGCTCACTATTCAGCATAATACAAGGATATGTATTTTCAGTTACATTTCCAGCATCATCTTCTAAAGTTATATGAGTAGTATATAAATCCATTGCTTCTAAATACATAATTCCGGTAGATTTAACATTATTAGTAAAATATTCTAATCCTACTAATTTATCTACAATATTTTCGGCATAATCAGCACGGTCATTTCCGTTCATTATTTGATTATCTTTAATCTCCAATGGTATTCTACTTTCTTCGGCTAAATCTCTTGGATTTGACTTATAAATACTATCAGCATCGCCGCTTCTAGTTAAGATTATTGTATTTAAAGGCCCAAACTTTTCTTTAAAAGCAACATCTACATCTTTAAAATATTCTTCAGTAACTTCATCTTGAAATGCTTCACCAGAAGTAAATGTTCCTGAGCCTGCATTTGTATAAAATACATCATTTGCATCATCATACATTCCTATAACATTATCAGCGTTTCTATAACATGGAATTAAATCTCTTTTTAGAGTAGTGCCTTCATAAACTTTAAAACTATAAATTCTAACTGAAGAAGCATTATCACTTGCAAAATTTCCTCTATAATTTAATCCAAATAAGAAAAAATTACTACTAGATGAATTTATATTTATTGTTAAAGATGAAGTACTTCCGTTTATATCAACTCTACCATTAGATATATCAATTATTATTTTATTTTTAGTAGCATAATTAACGGTTTTTCCAACATAAGAAGGAGTAAAAAAAGTTAAATCATTTGTAGCATTTCTATTATGTCTTAGCATAAATCTATTACTACTATTTGTTTCATACCCGAACAAGCAATTATAACTATTATTTATATTTATAAATTGATATTCTATTTCTATTTTAGTGGTATTACTACTTACAGCATAATTAGTATTTATATATTGAGTTCCACTACTTTGTATATAATCAACTTTAGTATATGTTTGAGATATTTCGTGTGTATCAGTAGGGAATTTTATAAAAGCATTTTCACTATTATCTAACATTATATTTCCAGCGACTACTTGAGATAGTTGGTCTAGTATATCTCTATACTTATAACCAAGACTAGGATTATCTTCATCATCAGTTATATAAGGGTCTTTAGTTATAACTTTATCATAGTTAGGAAATGTATTATTAGCATCAGCAAAAGTTATATTTATATCAGCAAGTAAATCAGTTATATATTCTCTTACGGTAGTAGGAAAATCTGGCTCACTTAATCCTAAATATTCTACCATAGAATTCAGCATCTTATCATAACAAGTATATGTATATGTTTTTGTATCTTCATTATAAGTTTTATCAAAGACATAATAATAGCCATAATTTAGCCACTCATAGGCACTATCTACATATAAGCCAAATTCATATTTTAATCTATCTCCTACATCTAGTTCTACATCACTTTCAAAATTTAATCCTTTCATAACACTTTTTAATATATCAGTATTAAGAATAGGAGAAACATTATATAAATGTTCTCCCATAATCGGATTATTAATGCCATCAACCGTTATCTTACTATCAATTACTCTACCTAATTCCTTAATTTGAGTTTTAAAATTATAAGTTACACTTCTCATCTTTTACTCCTTGCTATAAATGATATACTAAATGGTTGATTTTCATTTATATTTCTATTTTCTATTTCCCAGTCTCCAGTATAAGTACTCATGGTTACATTTTGTTGCTTCTTAGGGTCATAATAAGTTACTGACTGAGTTGCACTATCTAAAATAGGAGCCAAAGTTTCTAATTCACTTTTACTTAATCTTCTAAAATTTACAACTATTTTAGGAAATATTCCTGTTAGTGTTCCAGTCATTACTCCTTTTAGATTTCTACCACTATCTTTTCCCCATAACTTAGGGTATTGATATTTAATAGAAGTAGCATAATCTCCTAAATTTATAGTAGTACTTCCTACGGTTACTGATAAACTATTTTCATTAATAAACATATCATCACCTACCTATTTCTTATAAAGTCCCTATTAGATTGGACTTTCTCACTAGTTCTTGATATTTCTCTACTATCTAATTTATTTATATTAGTTAGATTTATAGTTACATATCTACCAATACTTTCTCCAAGTATTTGCATTTGTTCTTCATCAGTTAAAGGGATTACTCCTTCACGCCCTGCTTCTCCACCAACTGATAAAGGTATTCCTTTACCTGGTAGATTTACAATTCCACCTTTTGCATACTTAAATAATTTCAAAGCACTTCCTAAAGAATAGCCTGCTTTTAAAAAGTTTCCTAAGATTCCAGCGGTATCTAAATTCTTCAACCACTCACTAACTTTTTTATTTGCTTTTTTAGTATCAGCACTCATTTCAACTTTATATTCGCCATCAAGTTTATCTACGGCTTTTTGCATATCATCTATTGGCTTTTTCTCAGCACTAGTATTTACTTTTACTTGATAGTTTCCTTTAGTTATATCTATTTGCTTTTTTAATAATTCTATTTTTTCTTTATTCTTTTTATACTCTTCACTATTTTCGCTTAGAGTAGAATTTTGCTTTTCTAATTTTTCTATTTCATCTTGACAACTATCAACAAATTTTTGAGCGGCATCTTTAGTTAGTTTTTTCTTATTTGCTAATTCTCCTAGAGTATTAATATTTGTCCACATCTCATCATCTAGACTTTTAATCATTTCTTTATGTACTTTATTTTCACCAGTTAAAGCACCAGTAACACTAATTAATTCTTTTTCTTTTTCTATGGCTTTACCGTTATGCTCTATATTATCTATCATCAAATCTACATTATTTTTTAAAGCATCATTTTCAGCATCTACTCCATCAGCAAATTCTAATACTTTTTCATTTGCTTTTTTTGTTTGACCATTTACTTCATTAATTAAGTCAATAGTATCATCAATTTGTTTATTAGTTTCTTTTATAGCAGGTATCAATTTATCTTTAATATCTACAATTATTTTAGTTATCAAAATCGCATCTAATATAACTAAGGCTCCAATTAATCCTCCAGTTAAAGCACTTCCTCCACCTATCTTAGTTAGTAAAGAAGTTATGCCAGTTCCTGCTTTCGTTAAAAGTGGGCTTAATTTTGCTAATCCTCCAGTAACAAGACCTTGAAGCCCTTTTTGTAAAAGTAGAACAGCACTTGTTAACAATTTACTACCTTCAACTAATTCAACTAATTTAAATCCTCCAATAATTATTCCAATTGTTGTTAACCAAGTTATAAATTCTTCAGTACTCATATCATTAATATACTTCAAGATTTTTTCAACTATAGGCCATACTTTCTCTTTTAGAAAAGTATATAAAGGTTCAAGTTTATCAGCAATGGCTTCTATTCTTTCTTTTGCAGTTTGACTTAAATTATTAAAATCATTTAAATCACTAGTTGGTAATACTGTTCCTCCACTAGTTCCAGTATTATCACCTAATATATTCATTTCATCAAAGCCAGCAAGTGTTTTAGATAGTTCTTTTGCACTCTTATTAGCACTCTTAAAATTCTTTGCTGTTGCTTCTCCAAAGATTTTAAATCCAGTTATTTTATAAATTAAATAATTTATACTTTGCATCAGTTTCATAGCCCAGCCGACTATTCTAACAACTACTGGTTCTAGACTTTTAGCCAAAGCCCATCTCATATATTCAATATCAGCAGCCACACCTTTATTAGACTGAGATATAGAGTGCATTGACCTAGATATTAAACTATATACTCCTCTAATACCGAAAAGCATAACTCCCCATTTTGCGACTTTTTTAATAACTCGCTCCATTTGATTTCCAGCATCTTTAACATCATCAGCAAAAGCCTCACCAAAGTTTATATCTTTACCTTTATTTTGGTCTTTCCACTCTTCATACTTTTCTATCAATTCTTCTAGTCTTTGTTTTTCTTCTTCTTTTGCTTCATTATTCTTTTTAATCTTTCTTTCTAGTTTATCATAAGAAGAATAAATCTCATCTAATTTTCTTGTGTACTCAGTATCTATTTGTTCTCTTTGAATATCAAAACTTCTTTCTAATCCTGAAGATAGTCCTGCTGGGTTTAGTTTTAAAGCATCTTTATAATCTTTTTCTAAATTCTTTAATTGTTGCTTATAGTCTTTATCTAATTGTTCTCTATCAAAATTTACTTTTATATCTATCTCTTCTTTTTGTTCGGATAGTTTCTTAGTCTCATTATCTAATTTTTCTAAATCTTTCTCGGCTTTTTTAATACCTTTTTCAAAATATTTATCATCTATTTGAGTTCTAAAAGTTATCCATCCTGCAACATCTTCCATTTTTTACCTCCTTTTTATACCAGTCAATTTATAAAATTTATCAGCACTTTCTTTTTGTTTTTTAGACATCATTGGTTCTTCTTGCTTTAAAGCAAATTTCTTTTTTGCTTTCTTTATTCTATTTTTAGTTTTTTCATTTGTTATATCACTTAAATCGCAAGTTCTTAAATCTCTAATTCTATTTAATATACAGCCTTCACTTAGCCCATTTAAATGAGTATAAAAGTCCCACCAGTCCATATCTTCTTTTTCTATATCTATTCCATAATCACTTCTAAAACTTGCCCTTATCAAATTATAATCTTGATTAAAATCCATATCTTTTTCTTCATCAGTATCTTCTGGCTCTTGCCCACACATTAAATATTTAAATGACAATTCAGCAAGTTTATCATAGTTATCACTATCAGCAAGCCCTTCATCTCCAAATAATAGATATATTACAGCCAATAGTCTTTCATAATCACTTATATTATTATCTTGTATCACATTATTACATTTTAAGGCTATTTTAAAACTAGTATTTATCTTATATTTTTTATCTCCTATTTTTACATATTTTGGGTTTATCACTCTAGAACATCATCATCTTGTATTTTATATTTTTCTTTAATTGTTTTTTGAGTTTCTTCTAAGTTCTTTTCAAAAATAGGAGCAATTGGTTCAAGTGCTTCAGCAATATCATCAAACATACTAAAATATGGCTTTCTACCCATAATATCTAAAATCATTTGTGTCTTACCTTCTCCTAAAAATAAATCTAAGGCAGTCATTTCTCTTTTATAATATTCTACTAGAATTTTTAATTTTTCTTCTTCATTTTTAGATAGTATTTTTTTACCTTTTATATCTTCTTTTTTATCAATAATCATAAATTGATGCCTAACATAATTTACATTTTTTTTATGTTCTTCTAATAATTCTTGGTATCTTAAAGGCAACTCAATATCTTGCATATCAAATTCTAGCATCTTACCAGTATCTTTCCCATTTTGGTCTTTTATTCCTATTCTAATTATATTATCTTTTTTTAATTGTATAAAATCTTCCATAGTTTTATACTCTCCTCTCTAAAATAAAAAGCAGGAGTTTTACCTCCTACTTTTAAGGTTTAATATTATAAACTAGTAGCACTAAATGTTGGTACTCCGTCAGTTATACTTGCAGTTCCTACTTGAGGGTCTCCATTGTAGTAAATAGTATAGCCAATAACAGGAGTTTCACCAGTAGCATAACTTGTTACTACAACAGCACAGTCGTATAGAGTGGCAGCATAATTTCCATTAGTTACTTCATCATAAATATCTATATCTAAAACTTGAGTATTAACAGCACTACCAACACTTGCTTTTCTTCTCAAATCATTAACAAAGTCATAGACATCATCACCAAAATAGCATTTTTGCTCTACATCACCTTGAATTTGAAAACTCTCTAATGTAGAAGTAGCATTTTTATGAATAATCCATTTCTCAGTTTCAACTTGAGGATTAAAACTTTGTCCATAATCAGTAATTCCAACACCTATAATTTTCCAAGTAGGGTTTGTTTCACTAGGAGTTGTATTAAGATATGAAGCGATTTGGTCTCTAGTTACTTTCTTATAAGCCATAATTTCCTCCTTTTTACAAACTTATAGTACTATTATTTTTTACTATATATGTTATTTGAATTTGAATATCAAAAGTAGCAACATGCCCATTATCATTAGACAACATAGTCCCACAATTTAGACAAGCGATACTTTCTATTCCATCTATATCAGGCAAAACGCCTTCTTTATTATTAGAATTAATTACTTCTTCAAATAATTCAAAGAAGCCAATATTTTCTAAATTTTCTTCTACTTCTTGGGAATATGAAGTTCTACTTCTAAAAGAAAATACATCTCTATGAATTTCTAATCCAGTAATCCATCTTTCAACTTCACTAGACACAGGTATCTTATCTAAAGAATAATTATTTATATCATTACTCAGCATATTAACATTTATTTGACGGCTTTTACTATTAATAGCAACTACTATATCAAATAAATATTGTCTTAGTTTCTCAACTCTTAACGAATTTGTATCCATTAAATTCCTCCATATTTTTTAGCAATTTCTTTCAGTATATCTTTCTTTTCTACATTTAACATACGCTTATCCCAATAAGGCCCAGTTCCTGGTGTTGTATAATGCCACTCAGTTCCTGTTTGACTACCATAATATTGTCTTTTAGCATAACTAGTTTTAAATGTTATACTATCCGAAGTAATACCAACATTTTCTCTCAAGTGAATATGGGCAGTTGGCCCAGTACTCGCTCCACTAAAAGGTATATATTTATACATGTGTCTATAAATTCTATTAGTTAAATCTAATTGCATTGGCCCATTAGTTTGAATTCCTAAATCTACTTCAATGGTATGTATCGGTTTAATATTAACTGACATTATTTACCACTCAAATGTATATGAGGAACATTACCAAAATTATTATCTTTTATACTAGTAATGTTATAAATTTCATAATCATTTAATTGACTTTGTTTAGTTATATCAAAATCTAGATTACCTTTAACAAGTATATCTCCTATAGAGATGTTTTTTATATCTGGATTTAAAGAATAATCAATTCGTACATCTACATCATTGGCATTATCATAACCCTTGCTTATTCCTGCTCCTTTGCCGCCAAACCACCAAATATTATTATAATTATATCTAGTATAAGTATCTTTATGATAGACAGCATCAAAGCCTTTATGATATAGAGTTAAATCAGCATTACTTATCATTTAAACTCCTCTATATAAATAGGGAGTGCCATCATCAAGTTTGCAGTCAAGCAAGTATGTGCGTATTATATCATTTATTCCTTCGTTTTTTGCACTTAACTGAGATGCATCTAGATTTCCATAAGTATAACTATACCCATCTATTTGCTCACTAGTTTTAGCCTTATCTTGTTCTTCCAAATTCTTATAACTATTTACATAATTTATAAGTTTATAACAGCACATCTTTACATCATCAATTTGTGATGGCAAGTCCTTTAATCTCCCAAAAGTATATTTATCAATATTTTGTCTTGCTTCAAATTCTAATAAATTAAAAGGCATTTCTTCTAATGTTCCACCCAAACTTGTATATTCAGTATAAGTTAAGTATTGCCCATTAAAATTCATAAATGCCTCCTTTTAAATCATTATAAACTTACTTCACCAGTTACGGCAAATTTTGCAACTACAACTTTGCTTTCATCAGTTAAAGCAACTACATAATGTTCATCTACTGAAATATCAGTTGTTCTATTAAGTGTATGTCTTTCAGTTTCTACATTTGCATTTCTTTTCATAAATATAGTAACAGCAGCCAATTCACTATCTCCAGTTTGACTTTCAGCCTTTAATTCTACGATTGGATTTAAATAATATGTTCCTTCATTATTAACTGCTTTTCTAGTTGGTACAATTCTAGTATTTGCTATCATACCAATTTCGCCCTTCATCATTACATTTCCAGGGTATTTATCATTAGAAATGAAGTTAGCATCTTTTCTTAAATCAGTTACTTGATGTGGGTGAACGAACATTACTTTAGGAACATTTTCCTCTTCATTAAATAAATCAATAGCACTTACAACATTATTATAAGAAATAACTCCGTCTCCGTTATAAATCATTTGTGCTTTCTTTAATTCGTCCATTACATCATTATCAACTTTAGAAGCAATAGATTTTCCAAGTTGATTATTTGCTTCTCCAACAGGATTTCCGTAACCACTAAGAATAGCCTCATCAGTTAAAGTTACGGCTTTCATAGCCTTTTTAATAGCATATTCATCAGTATCAGTTTCTAATTTTGTTACTCCAGTTGATACACCTTCAGCAACATCTTCAGCATCACCAATATATTTATATCTTGGTATAGTTATAGTACTACCAGGTCTTCCTTGTAAAGTAGTATCTACTTTAGCGAAAGGAGTAGCCTTAATAGCCTTTTCAATTTTAGCACTAATCATTGGTGCCATAACTTCAGGGTCTACCATTTGTTCTAACATAGTAGTTCCTGATGCGAATAATTGAATATTAAGTTTCATTTTTTTCTTCCTTTCTAGTTATTATTATATTTTCTAAATAACTCAGGATTATTTTGTTTTAATTCTAATCTTTCTTTATAGCCCATCTTATCAAATTCAGCCTTGGATATATTTCCAGTATCAATAGTTTCATCAATACCAGGCATATCTATTTGTTGATTTGGATTAGAAAAAATTCCTTCTTTATCCTTAGTTATTTCTACAAATAAATCTTTTGCTGATTTACCTGCATTTGCACTATCTTTTAGTGCAGTTTTAATTTCATTAACGATAGCATTTTTAGTGAAATCATTAACAAATCTTCTATTGCCAATTGCTTGAGTGATATTCTTGGTTAAGTTATCATCTTCTTCTTTGGCTTTTCTTTGACTTTCTTGTTCTTTAATTTGATTATCTAGAGTTTCAAATTTTTCTTTCCAGTCAACATTAGAATTCTTTTTTAATTCATAGATTTCTCCTTCTAACTCAGTTATTTTTTCTTTGTCTTTAGTTACATACTTTCCGTACTCACTCATAATAACATCAATAGTTTCGCTATCAAAATCTAGTCCTCTTAAAAATTCTCTCATTTAATATTCCTCTCCTTCACTTGTTATCGGAGTCGTGTCTCCGTGTGATTAAAATATTTTATATAGCATATCGTTGCTATTCACGACATCATAATTATATCGCACAAAAAAAAAGATGTCAAATGACATCTAATTTATTCATTACCCGGACTATAAGCATCAATTAAATCTTGTAAGCCTGCTTCTTTTAATTGCTTAAAATATTCTTTTAATTCTTCAAGTTCTTTCTTTTCTTCTTTAGATAAAGGCTCTTTTAAATCCTTTTCTTCATATAACCCCTTGGCGATATTGATTATATGTGCTGAATTAGTCATTATAATCACTCTCCTTTCTCTTACCACTCTTTAATACTACTTTTTTATACCCATTAGCAATTTCTAAAACTTGTTGATTAGTTAATTTACCTTTTTCAACAAACATATTATATTCTTTTTCTCTACCTTTTTCAATGGCTAATTTGTTGCCACTACCTCCTCTAGCAATAATCTTAATGTCATTAAAGTTATTCATATCACTTAATACTACATTATCAAATTTATCAGCAACAGCAATTAATGTATTGGTTACATCTCTATGTAAAGAAACGACATCTTCTTCTCTAACATATCTAGCACCTTTATCTCCTTTATCAACCGCTCTTTTCCATCTTTCAAAGTTATTTTGTAATCCTTTTTGAAAGCCACAAGTTCCATACGCAGCCTTAACTTTAAAACCATACTTTTTAGCATCATCAATTTTACTACTTAATTTTTCAGGAGTTCCATCACCAGTGCTATCTAATAAAGCAGGATAGTTATTAGACAAGGCAAGTTCAGTTATTCTTTTACTTAATGCTGAGGACTCTTCGTGCAAATAACTTGCTTCTAAATGGTCAAAGCCATCACTTCTTTTTTCATATAATCTTTTCTTTAAATCATCAGCATCTATCTTTATTACATTTGCATCTAACATTCCAGTTTTTTCATTATAATCTAAATCTTCTCCAAAATTTTTATAGCCATTTCTAAGAAAATTAGATTTACCAGTTCCACTACCTCCACCAGTCATATAGAAAACTTTATTTTCATCTCCAACAGGCAATTTATCTTTAAAATAATCTCTTATAATTTCATTATGAAGTTTTTTAGTTTCTTCATCAAACTCTCCATTTATCATGTGTCTACCAAGACTATTGGCTTTTTCAATTTGACCTTTTGAATTTACCCTATCTTCAACTATAACATCTTTTTCACTTACCCAATTTTTAGTATCACTATTTTTAATAGCATCATTAATTCTATTATTAGCCCAATTTTCATAATCATGATACATTTTACCACTTTCTAAAAGTTCATTAAATTCACTCTTAGTAATAACTTCACCAGTTATATCTTCCATTTTAACCCATAATTTACTTTTATAATCTTCATCATAGTTTTCAGGAGAATTCTTACCCACATCTCTTAATAATTTTCTAAATTTAGGGTCTTTATTATATCTATCTTCTACACTTTCATATTGTCTGGCGTATTTCTTACTAAAATCGCTAGGAGAAGCATTTTTAGACTGGATTTTATCGTTTTTATTTTCATCTAGTCTATTTATATTGCCAGGCTTATTTTTTGCTCTATTCTTATTTTTTATAGCAACTCTCTTTTGAGCATCAGTCTTACTATAAGCCTTATCTCCATATTTACTTTTAGCATATTCTTCAGGCCCATCTTCACTAAATCTAACTAGTCTACCTTTAACTCTACGAAAAGCATAGCCCTGGTCTTTTTCTTTATCACTCCACCAACTATTATCATATTTCTTTTTAGGCATCTTTATCTACTCCTTTCTTGTTTTTTAAAAGAATTCAACCAAATCTTTCCATACA